CACCATTCACGTTGATGCTGTGAGTGCGAGGAATATCCTCTTGCTCAATCAACAGGCGGTTACCCATTGAGTAGGCCACCTTGTCGTTGTCATATCCCATAGAGAGAGGCTGTACGCCCTGAATCTTACCCAGCAAGCCCTTGGGGATAAAGGCAATGTTCTGGGGGTCGAAGTTGTCAATGCGCTCTTCAACCAAATCAGGCTCACCAGCAGCGTTGACTCCCTTCTTAGAAACAAATGCGTAAGTTTCCTGTGGTACAATCTCGTCCACCTTGATAATCTTGCGAATGGCCTCCATGAAGCCATCTTCCTTGTCCTGAATGGCATCAAGACGGGTCTGGTTATCAGTAACAGTGGGATAGAAGTAGATACCAAGACGTTTGCGAACCTTGCTGTGCAGCAGCAAATCGTCCCAAGTGTCCTGTGCAATCTCCATCTTCAACGAGCCAGAGTAGTGCAACTGTCTGCGAATAGCCTTAACTCGCTTCTGGAGGTAGTCGATTGGGTCAGACTCCTTACCCTCAACGGTGTGCTCTGCATCAGTCCAGAACTGCTTCTCGCCAGTCAGAACATCACGGTTAGCGGCGGGCATATTGAAACCGATGGTAACGCCCTTGATACCGCGTGGGTTGTTAGTAGCATCAATGGTGAAAGCACCCTTAGAAACTACCTGATGGCGTTGGTGGTTCAGGGCGTTCCAGAAAGCCTGAATCAGGCCGTCAGTACCCTCGTCCAACAGGCCAAACATGATGTCGGCCATTTCGCCATCCATAGCAGCCTTACCGAAACGCTGTACGAGCTGCATCTGCTCACGCACGATAACGCGGTTTACAGAGTAGAAGAGCTTCTGGGTAGGAATGTTACCAGTAGCACCCTCAACAGCTCCGAGAGGCATTTCGTAACCCTCACTCTCAGGGTCAACGTAGGTAGGCAGCACGGTTGCGCCAACCTTAGACAACATCTGCGCAAAAGTATAGCTTGTGCTAATGGGGTCGAAGTCGAAACCATCAATAGTGATGGCATCAAACTTCTCTTCGTAGTGGTCAACGAAAGTCTGCCAGTCCTCACCATAAAGGCCAAGCTGCATCATATCGCGCAAGGTTACTGGAATAGTTCTCATATTCTTGTTCCTTTTTAAATCGTTAAACAATTAGTCCACAACACGAATGTTAAGACCGTTCTTTTGGGTCATGCCCTTAACCGCAGCAGCGATGATGTCCGCATCCTCTGGGGTGTCACCAAGCATATAACCGTAAATCTCACCCTTTACAATCACATTGGCAGTGCCAATAGTGCTTGCACTTGCTACAGGTACGTCCTCCTGCAAGAAACCGATGATACCGAGAGAGTCAATACCCGAACCAGCAATACCTGCCTTCAACTGTGCCCAAGTGAGCACCTTGATGTCTTTCTCGTCAGCATCAGCAGTCGTGTCTTTCACGATAGCCATGCCAGAACGCACGAGGCCAGCAGATACGAAGTCAGAGATATTCTTAATCATAAAGCCGCCAGCAAGCTGCTCTTCGATTCTGCGCCACACCTTACGAGCGTGACCAACACCGAACGACTGAGTGTCGAAAGTGTTACCAGTTTGAAAAATCTGATTCTTCATCTTTTTTGACTTTAAATGTGAAACAATAGAATTTCTATCTCGCGGCCTGTACTCTACTTCTTACCCCAGCCCTCCTTGGCTTTCTTGCGCTCGAAACGTTTGTCAAGCTCCGTCTTAGCTTCACCTGACTGGCTCACGGCCTGTCTTGGAGGCACACCATCACCTCGGCACTTGGTGTATTCAGCATCATACTTAGCCAGATACTCTTTGGTTAAGTCCTCAACACTCTTAGTAGTATCAAGTTCTACACCTTTGAGAGTATTGTCAAGAACGTAATCGTCATTAGCTTTCTGCTCCTTCATGGCGGTTCTCACCTTCTGGAGTAGTTCGGCTTGCTGCTTGGCTTTATCGCCATTGTCGAGGCGGTCAGTAAGCTGCTTAATCTGCTCTTTGAGAGCTGCAACCTCTGGACTGTCAATCGGCTTTTCTACAGGCTTAACGCCCTCAATCAGCTTCTTAACCTCGGCAAGCTGCTCTGCCGACAAGTTCTTGAACGTGTCGGCAGACAGCAAGTTTTTCTTTGCTTCTGCGAACTTGGTTGAGAAGTCGTGATTAAACTGTCCCTGCATACCAACAAAGAAGTCCTTTGCTCTGGTGAAGTAAGCCTCGTCAGGCTCTTGTCCCTCCACAACAGGGTTAAGTTCTACATACTTCTGAATAGTCTGTGCTGAAAAATCGGTGTTTCCGAGTTTCTCTTGCACGGTAGAAACGATTTTTTCGATTTTCATAATTTTGTGATTAAATGTTATCCTGAAAAGGCAATCTTTTTGCCCTGTGAAAATACGTCCAATACCCTTATTGTTGATATTTCACGCCCCAAAAATAGATATTTTTTGGATATACGCAACTTTTTGGCTTAAATTTTCACCGAAAAATTAAAAAATATGCCGTTTTTTTATATTTTTGCCCCAAATATAATGATTTCAGGATAGCAATGGCGCAAAATAAGACCATACCACTCGAACCCGTGATGCAGCTTGATGAAACCTGCATCCCATACCTTGTGCAGAAACTTTCGGAGTTGACACAAGGGCTGCATATTGTTGATGAAGATGCAGTACAGGATATTCGAGAAGAGTGGGAAATTGTGCATAACGAAAACGTACTTTTCTCACAGAAAGGTGGTCAAACCGATATGCTTTGCTCCTTTGCCGATATATCTATAATAGGTGGAGGCCGTGGAGGTGGCAAGTCGTACGTTCTTCTTATGAACGCGCTATACGATGTAACTAACCCGCACTTTAGGGCTATCATATTCCGTAAGGAGTTAGATGACTTGTCAGATATTGTTGATACATCAGACGATATTTACAAGGAATACGGAACATATAACCGCGCCAAGAACGATATGACGTGGAATTTCCATAACGGAGGCTGGCTTACATTCTCGTTTCACGATATGGAGTATGCTGATTTCCACGACAGATACCAAGGTAAGCAGTACCCGTACATCGCCATTGACGAGGTAACACAGATGTCATATAAGAAGTTCAAGGTGCTCACCATGAGTAGTCGTAACGCTTATGGCATCCGAAACCGTATCGTCGGCTCATGTAACCCTGACCCAGATTCATGGGTAGCGAAATTCATTGAGTGGTGGATTGACCAAGAAACTGGCTTACCAATACCAGAGCGTTGCGGTAAGATACGTTACTGCTTCATGGACGGTGACGATGTTACACAGATTGTTTGGGGTGATACCAGAGAAGAGGTGTTCGAGAAGTGTAAGCAAACGCTTATGCAGTACTGGAAACCAGAGTACGAGCGTTACGGTACACCGCAAGACCTGTTTATTAAATCTGTAACCTTCATCCCTGCATCGTTGGCCGATAACGTTGCGCTGATGTCATCAGACCCTTCTTATCTGGCTAACCTTATCGGTCAGGACGAAGAAACACGCGCACGTTTCCTTGATGGTAACTGGAAATATAAAGCTGCTGGCCACGACCTGATTAAGATAGAGCACATGGAAAAGTTCTATGCCAACGCAGAACAAACAGATGATGGTATAAGGCGTGTGACTTGTGATGCTGCATTTGATGGAGGCGATAAGTGCGTATTCTGGCTTTGGGTAGGAAACCATATTTTCGATATTGAGGTTTGTTCTAAAGACTCACAGGAAACAATCAAGTTCGCTAAAGCCCTCCTTGCGCGTTGGCGTGTACGTGAGGAAAACTTTGCCTATGACCTTATTGGTGTAGGTCAGATATTCAAGGGCTTCTTCAAGAAAGCCATACCGTTCAACGCAAAGGAGGCTGTCAACGAAAAGTTCAAGGGTATGTACTACAATATCAAGGCACAGGCTTTCCAGTACTTTGCCGACCATATCAAGGACGGTACATACTCTATTGCGCCAGACCTGTTAGATAGGAAATTTAGCGGTAAGGGCTACAAGAATAAGACTCTGAGGGAAATCCTCAACGAAGAGAGGCGTTGCATACGTTTCCGCGAAGATGACCCAACGAGAGTAATTGACAAGGTTAAGACGATGAAGAAACTGATACATCGTTCGCCTGACTTTGTGGAGGGTGCTGCAATACGCGAGATTTGGAATATAAAACAGATACACCACAAGCCAAAGAACTTAGGGCTTGTTGGAGGTGTCAACAATAGGATAAAGAGAAAAATGAATTGTTACACAGGAAATATAAACTTCGGAGGAAGAAGATGGTAGGAAAAACCTGCTGTACGCCTACCCTCCATAAAACTTCGATATATTATGGCAGTAAGAGAGCTTTTAACAAAACAACCGTTCTACAGACTTGTAAATGGCGGTAGAGAGGCGCAAAAGTACAATAAGCCACAGTACGTTGACCAGATGAAATATACGGAACGTAGGCTTATGGGTAGTGTTATGACACAGACCGATTACCTTGAAGAGTTCTATCCGTTCTCGCACAGGGTTATGTCTGATTTCTATTTCCCTGAGTTCTATAACTACTCTACGGAAACGAAAGAGGACGGCACGGAGGAAATCAAATTCCACCGCGAGGAAACGTTCAGAATCGGCTCTACCCTCCAGTGTGTTATTACCGTACAGCAGCTCGTTCACCTTTGTGGTAACGATGTGCATTGGGAGCTGACGGACGAAGAAATATCAAGTCGTACAGAAGAGCTATTCAAGGCTTATAGAAAGGGCTGGCTAAGAAAGGATATGGAGATAGCCTTTTACGAGCTGGCCAATAGCGTGAAGATTACAGCCGATGGCGCAACCGTATTCTATATGGATAGCGGTAAACTCGGCTGGCGCACACTTTCGTTCCTGAAAGGCGATACTTTGTATCCACATTACGACCCGATTACAGGCCGCATGAATCAGTTCGCCCGCAAATTCTCTTCTTATGACGAAGTAGGTAAGGAGGTAACCGTTTGGGTTGAGGTTTGGGACGATAAGTACCTGACACGATACAAGCAGTCAAGAGTCGGCATTAAAGGTGCAGCAAACAGACTAAAGGACTACTTCGGTTTTGATGGATTTGAAGTCGTTTATCGTGGTGAGCACGGCTTCTCGCGCATACCTATAGTATATATGCGTGATAAGGATAACGGTACAGCATGGAACAATGTACAGATGCTTATCGACGATTACGAGGTTGCGCTTTCGTACTTTGCCAAGAATAATGCTGGCACTGCCCTACCCGCTTACAAGATGAAGGGCGATGATATTGATGTCGAGGGCGATATGTTGGGACGTATCAGAGCCTTTACGATGGGTAAGGACGATGATGTATCAATTATCCAGCCACAGGGCTTGTCTGAAAACTACACCAAGTATATGGATTATCTGCTGACTGAGATTTTCCAAGGTGCATTTATCGTCAAGCAGCCTGAGTTGAAATCTGGCGATACTCCTACAGGCACAATGAAACTCTACTATGCCCCATCGCTTGACAAGGCAGAGTTAGAGTGTAAAGATTACAAGCAAACGATAACCGATATGCAGTCACTCTTCTGCGAGGGTTACGGTATTCAGGAGGGCATGATTACTGAGTTCTTGGATTTGAACGACAGGCTGTACGGTTACAACGTTCCATTCATCCACGAAAACAACAGCAGCTTGATAGCTGATTTGGTTGCAGCGAAGAACGCTGGCATCTTGTCGGCAGAAACAGCCACTGAGTACAATCCCTATGCCAATACAGGTGAATACAAGCGCGTTGTTTCAGAACAGAAACAAGAACAGCAAGCCGACAGGCTTTATCAGTTGAAAGCGGCAAGAGCAACAGCGCAAGCATAAAAGAAAGGAGGGTTAAATGCCCTCCTTCTTTCTTTTGTCGTACTTTCGGATTTTTCCACCGTTTACAAGACACGTAGTACCATCGGATTTATCAAAGTAATGCAAGAACACTCTTGCAGCACCTACAGAGGTGACTCTTATGTTACTATTGTGCCTCAGATATATTGTCGCAGCACAGAATCCATCTACTGCAATATATCCAGTACAATCGCCCAAAAATACATAAAAACCACTATAAGCATGGTCAATCCTAACCTCTTCGTCAAGATAGATATTATGCTTATGCAGCAGTTCCTTATCGAAATGCTTGCGTATAAACTCCAGTGGTGGCCAGTCGCGTTCCTGTACGAAGTCAAAACCTCGGATATAACGCTCCAGACAATCATCAAGTGTATCATCATCACTCCACTCGTTAAACCACTGGTCACACAAGCCTTGCATACGCGCCATTTCGCGCAACGTGATATTTAATTCCCTATCTGTCATAACTACTTGTTTTTTATTTTTACAGCTACATCAGACTTTGCGTTCTTACCAAGAATACCCATGATGGATAGTCCTGTAGCACCGCTTTCGTCCTCTCCGTGCCTCTCCTTCCAATCCTCGGCAGCTTCTTTCAGGGCTTTCTTATCGGCAGCAGTATCATCGAACTCTCCCTTTTTGCGCTTCTTCTGCTCTTTCTTTTTCTTATGGCTTCCATAATCAACTACAGACACATCGGATGCAAGGAGTTCAAGCTGTGCGGTAGTCAGCTTCCAGTTCACATAATACATCATGCCGCTTATCGGTATGCCCAACAGCTTCAACGGGCTGGTATCTATTCCGTGTTTTTGGGCGATTTCCCATCGTTGGCCGTACGTAGTTCTTGAAGGATATGCTCTGCTTCCTTCTTCGTCATCTGCTTCTTCGTCGTGCTTAACGCGAGAATTAATGTCATAGCGTTGAAGTATGCTGGTGCTTCCACTTTGGCCGTTTTTTTTTGAGCCACCTCGAATAGCGGAGTCAGCTCAGTGGTCGTGTACTGGCGAACATAGTAATACCAACGCCATACGAAACGATAGAAAAGATGGCACTTCCAGAATCCGTTTAATCGGATAAGGGCAGCACATTTGGCCAGAACCTTATTCTCGTCACCATCGCGGATAACGAGGTTTGAAATCCAGTCCGCAACCGCAGGGTGCAGCCAGCGCACCTTTATCTTATGGCCTCTGACCTCTACAACATCGTAACTATTCTCCATAACGTCCAGTAGGGCTTGTTCATCCTCTCTGGTAACGTCCTTTACATAATCAATCCCCATAACTATAATCTTTCTACGTATGAATAAACAATATAACACTTACAATTCAGATGCAGTGGTACGATATGCTCAGTATCGTTTATCGGGTGGAACACCTCTGCTGCATCATCGCAGATTGGGCATGGATAGCTTGAACCGCGAAGAACGAAATAACCGAAAGCACCGTCATCCTTTGCCTTATCGTTCTGCCACCAAGTCCACGCATCGGCAACCGCATAGGTGAGCATTGTTTCAAGAGCACCCTTTGATGCAATCTCTACGCCCTTACCAAAGTGAGGCTCTGAAAAATCATCCACATCGGCACTAATCTCGCCTCGGTTAATCTTTTCACGAACGGCCACAAGAACCTCGTTATCCCAAGGGTGTTCAAAGTTTGCTTTTATTGACGATAGCAGCGAGTTTTCATCCCATCCAACGAGTTTCCCAGCCGTATAGACAGCAAATATCTCATTGAAGAACGTATGACAGCGTTTGTTTACGCGACCTTCAAGAGTATCGCCATTGCGCTCACCAAGCATATACAACAGGATAGCATCGCGCTTATCCTCTCTTTCGTCAACAGCCAGCAGTTTACAGTCGGCAAGCAGTTGCTCTATCAAGTCCTGAATAAGCAGCTCAATATCCTCGTCACTCTCGCCTGAGAATAGAGCTGACAGGAGGTAGCCAGCATAGGCGAGAAGTAATCTCTCCACGTCTGCTGACATACTCCTTTCGCTTTCAAGACGTTTCCTTAGAAACTCCTTTGCAGCCTCCAGCTCTTCGGGTGTATAACCATTAGTTGCCATCGGCTTCATCGAGTTTTTCAAGTTCCTCCTGAATCTCTGCCATTTCGCCAACCTCCGCAAGAGCCTTATCGTTTTCCTCCTGAGTAGCCTCTGGTTTCAGTGACAGCTCGTACTTAGCCTGTTCAGCAATCAGGCCAGCGATACCCTCCAGTACAGGCATAGTACCACGTTCAGAAACAGAAACGAGGTCGTGCGGATAGGTAGTTACGGTGAACATGATAGCAACCAGAGAGTGAAGATACTCATGCGAGTTTGGTTGCTTCATCAGGTTAATCATCAGTTGGAACATCATGGTATCATCGCGCCATGAAATCTGCCAGTTACCAGCCAGTGACTTACATACTACTCGGCTACCCAATGAATGTTTCTCTACTCCTAACAGAAAGTTGCCTACGTGCAACCACTCCTTTTTTGCTTTCTTACTCATATCATTAATCGTTTGAATTGTTATTATCCATTCCTTCTGTGAGATAGCTCAATCCGCTATCCTCAGATTTATTGAAATCATCAGCACCGCTAAAGTCCTTTTTAGCAGCCTTTGCACGGGCTTCCTCGATAGTCATTGTATCGTCAACACGGATAGAACCGTCCAGACGTGGTACGTTAGTTTTCTTGTATTTGCGGAAAGGCAGCTCATGGTATTTCATGGCTGAGTTAAACATACCGCGCATATACTTCAATTCTGCTTCTGTAGCGGCCTGTAGATGCTTCTCGCGTGTATCGAGGAAATAACCCTCCTTACGCAGAACTTCGAGCACCAGGGCAATATCGTACAGTGGACGCTCTTCCACATAGCTGATAGCGTGAGTGAGCTTTCCTTGGTCACAAAGTCTGGTAATGATTGATTGGCCGACACCGCAAGCCTTTGCAGCAGCGATACGTCCCTGTGCATAGTCCCTGCCCTCGGCACGGAAAATCTTTTCAACCATCATCTTCTCGCGCATCTTCTGAGCCTTATCGCCCTGCATTTGCAAGTCACTCAACGTTACCTTACCATAGCAGCCGAACTCTACGCCATAAGTGCTATTCTTGTGCCTCCAGCCAGCAGTACGCAGCGTACGCGAGAATACCACCTTGGTGAGCACATCGTCAACGTGATTGGCCGTACACCAGCGCAGATAACGCTCATATAGTGAAGAGAGGGACATCCATCGTGGTGTAATATCGGTCAGATTCGGGTCAGCCTGACGTTTCCAGCCCATATCCATCATAAACTTCAAAGGTGTGCTGTACTCACTCTTGTAGTCCTCCACAGCATCCTCCAAGTCATGGATAACAGGCAGCTTGTAGCTATTGGCCACGAACTGCTTGCGACCTTCCATAATCCAGTTAAAGATAGCAGGGTATTCGTCACGCAAATCCCTCGCAAGCGAACGGTTCTGCTTATCCTTCGGTATCTCGACATCAAACGACAGGACACACAATCTACGTGCCATACCATGCGACATATCTTTCAGGTAAGGCAGTTGGTTGGCGTTGGCCATCAGAAGAGGGATATTACGTGCAGTGAAGTTACTGCCATAAGGTTTACGTGCCTCGATAGGCTCACCACTGATAATAGCCTTTAGAGAGTCAGAGCCAGCACCGAACTCCTTTAGCTGAATCTCAGAACAGTAGTTCAGGCGTTTGCCGTTCATGGTGGCGATATTCATTTTGCGGTCATTACCACCCATAAGCGCACCAAGGCCGAAATTGCTTACATTATCACGCCCAAGGACACCCATAACGGTTTCAAACACGACACTCTTTCCGTTAGAGCCAGAGCCAAGCAGAATCAGCATAGACTCAATCTTTGCAATAGAACGGTCAATAAACACAGCACCAAGGAACATTTGCAGTATCATTTGGCGTGTCTTGTCTGGCAGTACCTCGTTCAAGAACTGATACCACATGAACGTTGTTGCCTCTGGGTTGTAATCGTAATCCAGTTTCGTAACCTGTACATACTCCTTAGAGTGCTCATGCGTTTCCATCGTATCGGTATCAAGAACACAATTCTCGAACACTACAATCTCGTTGCGCACCTCCAGAGGCGATTTCTCCAGAGCATCAATCACATCGCGGACGATAGCATCCTTGCGTATAAAGTCCGACATCGGGCATTTCATGCGCTTCATCAGGTCGTAAGTGACATTCTTCACATCACGCCACGTTATCTGCTCGTAAATCTGTCCTGTAAAGCACCACAGACCGCCATTCCAGCGCGATAGGGATGATTTCTCGGCAGCAGCGCGTAATATCTCAGTGATAGTGCCGATACGCTCATACTGCGAACGTATCTTAACCGCTACCTCAATATCCTTACCGTCACACTCGGACTGCATGATACCCCACAGCTCTTCAAGGAGCATATCATACTTTGCTTTTTCCATATCTTATTTAAATTCTTCAATCTCTTCTGTAACCCCTCGCCATTTAAGTTCAAGAGGTATATCAAACGGAAAGTAGACTCTATCATTCCACCATCGCTGTAGTTCGTGCATATAGCGGATTTCTTCGTTCCAGCACGTAATCTTACCGCTTATGGCGCATCTACGTGCTATCTGTACTCCAGCTTTCCATCTAAGGCCGATAGTAAGGCGCATATCGGCAATCTGCTTAACCCATACGTTATCGCCTTTGGTTTTCCTGAATCCGAAACCACGCAGCAGCTTCTCGTTAATCTGTAGAGGACAGACACTTTCAAGTCTTGACGCGAAAGGCTCTCCTTCACCTTGTAACATTACAGGCAAGGCCATCTTTGTATGCAGACCGACAACATTCAATGGCTCAAAGTAGTTCGTAAACTGCCTTACCCAAGCCCCAGCAAACAGCTCTTCAATCTTTAGATTTCTCATAGTTATTTGAGATTAAAGAGTCGTTTCCAGAAGCCGCGAGACTTGATAGCCTGTAACTCGTTATATAGTAATTTGTTCTGCTTAGACATATTAGATAGAGCCTGATGATTACGGTCACGCTCTTGCTCTAATAGTTCATTGGATTTCAGCAACGTTTTGTACTTAATTTCCAACTTACTAAGCTCTTCTTTGAGTTGACTAATTTCATTCTCCTGTGCCCTGTACGCTGTCAGAGTAGGACGAAAACGCTTTTTTGTCTCTGCCATAGTTCTATAATTTTTTAGTTATTAAACATCTTCTCGTTTTCTTTGCTCATACAATAATGGTTGTTTAACTTTCCTACTATATTGAGCCTTCTCTCTTCCTCCTTTGTTCCAGTACCAGTCAGTCCATCTGCTCATATCTTGATTGTTCAAAACGAGTTCCTACAACTTCCATCCTAATT